GAAATACGCATATACGAATATACGCTTACACGCATATATGACATCATAGGTAAATACTATTGACCTGTGTTGGTTGATAGCGTGAGTGTATGGGGCTGAGTTGCACCTTTATAGTGCAACCTAGTGCAACCTAGCACCAACATAGAGCATAGCCTAAGCCTATCCTCATTGGCACTTGATAGCCAGACACTATCAACACCTACGGGAAAACCCTGAGATACTGTTTAGACTGCAATAGAGGGCTTTAGAGGCGTTTTAGCCTGAGTTGAGGGGTTAGTATCAACAGGGTAGCGTTCGCAGTTTTCGAGGGTAAACCCTAAGTATAAAGACTGAGAGAATCATAACTAAAAGTAATAACCGCCAGCTCGTAGGAATTTCTAGGTGTTTTCCCTGATTTTCACAATGTGCAACCACTTACGATAAAAACCCTGTCAGACTAGAGGCTAGTAGTATTGATAAACAGTAGATAACAGGAGAGTAAAACCATGTTTTATATTGAACAGAAATACATCATCAAGCCTGAGAACAATCCCGATGAATGGTATCAGGTTTATTCATACACTAATGACCATTACGATATGGCTAAGCATGATATTGAAATCTTACGCAATAAATATCAGGGTAGAGAATTTAGACTAATTTGCATCGATAACTTTTAACTAACTAACAGGAGAAAAGAACCATGAGAAGAACTGAGATAGACTTAAATAAAATGAGCCGAGATGGACAAGTAATTTATCTAAAATACTTGGTAAAGGACTTGGGTCAGGCTTTGCAAGACTTAGCAGGAACTGAGCCGAGATACGATTACATCAATACTTTGATTCAACACGCCCTGCAAGCTGAGCAAGACTTAACAACAATGTCCGATAACCTTAAAAGACTAACTGAAGAGGCTTAAATAGCCGAAACACCTGAGAGGGTGTCTTAGTCAACGCAGTATCTTAACTTTAGACAGGAGTAATACAAATGAGAAAGATTGAACAACAAATGCTTAACGCCATTTACAACAATAAGGCGTGGCAATCAGGCAATACAGTCGTAACACCTAGATTTGATGGCAGTCTTGCAGTCTATTTACATGGCAACCATATTGCTACTGTTATCAATTCAAATATGGTAGGCGATGTCATTACACCCAGAATTGTAGATGTAAACAAAGAAACATTACGCAGATGGCAAACACCTACAACCAAATCACGCCTAAGGGCTTTGGGCGCTAATGTCGCCACACGCAAGGGCGTTACCTATCTCAACAATGTTGCAATCTAATAAGGGGCTTAAAATGACTGATAGAACTAAATACAACGGATGGACTAATTACGCCACATGGCGAGTAAACCTTGAAATGTTTGATGGCTTTGAGCCTGATGGTGAAATGGACGCTGATGATTATAAGTTTATGGCTATTGAATATCTTGAAGCTGGTGGGACTGCTGGCTTAGCCTTTGATTATGCGATGGCTTTTATTGACAATGTAAATTGGCATGAAATCGCCGAAGCGCACAAGGCGGAGGCTTAATCATGCTTAAATCTTTACTACTAACAGGCGTATGCCTTTACACTTGTTTAACTGCTGTTTATGTTATTGTCTTTTATCTATGAAAGGGGTTTATTATGTCTAGAAACACGCTAACGCTAGTTCAGGAAGTCTATTTTGATTTATGCGACTTGTTAGACAATAACGAGTTAAGCGAATCAATAGAGGGTTTATTTGAGTTCGATGATATGCGAGAGTTCATCACAGAACAACGGCGCAAACTAGCGCTAATTGAAAGGGATTTAGACTTTAATGATGATTGCCCGAAGTTTGAACCGGCTAAAGAGGAAATCTAGTTATGACAAACAATATAGAGAACTTATCCGATAACGAACTAAACGAGATTAAAGCCTATGTTAAGGGAATAATTGAGGGTATAAAAGATACTCACAAACCAGAAGAGATAGATTTTATCTTAGAGGACTATTGGACTGCATGGGATAACACTATTGACATAAATATATGGTTAGATGAATCAGACCCTAAACGATATTTAACTACACTATATCGAATCCATGAATCAGGCTACACAGACATGGAAACATTTCAGCGCTTAGACTATATGAAAGGGTAATAATGGATAAATTAGAGCAAGCCTACACTATTGACCTATTGGCAAGGCTTACAGAATCAATAGAAACCTATTTAGATGATGATAGATGGGACGGCATTGAGGTAATGCATTCAGAGATTAAAGAGGCTAACAAACTGATAAAGAAGTATTACAAACGATTGAGAAAGGAGTCGATAGTATGACCAGAAGCGAAATGCAATATGAAATATGGAAAGACCTAGGTTATCTTGAGGGTAAAACTGACCCACAATATCAGAAACACTTATGGCGCTTATCCGATGGAGAACTGTTTAATTTATGGCTAAACATTCACAATGCGAGAGAGGCTTACAAACATGAAACTATATAATTTAGGAATATTACAGGAAGATAACCCAAACGGGGTAAACACTTGGTATGTTTATGATTATGATGAAGAAGATGTATTAAATAATGAATGGTTTGAAACTGAGGCAGATGCTCAGGCTTATCTAGATGCCTTTTTATTTGAATATGGAACAGATGACGATAACGGAATGGGAGATTGAATAAATGGATAGATTTGACTATTACATGGAATTTATGTCAATGAGGCTTGATGACCCACAATTTAGGCTTATGTATGGGATTAATGAATTTGATAAATGGTATTCTGATTTCATGGAGATACTTAACCAAAAACATGGAGAACCTGCAAATGAAAACCAAGTATAGAGTATTAGCAAGTTATATGTCTTATGTCTATGCCGATATTGAGGCGGATAGCCTAAGCGAGGCTAAAGAGATTGCCTATGACATGGACGGCGGAGATTTTAAGCAAACAAGTTTCGGCGATTGGAATATTGACGAAGTTATTGAATTAAAAGAGGATACAATAATATGAAAACTATACTATTTTGGGGCATGACATACCTAGTTTTAGCCTATGTTGTCTATCATCTTGTTGGAGTGGTTTTATGCTATACTTGGGAATACCTCTAGAATTGATTTAGAGGGCTTTAGAGAGGTTTTCTTAGTGTTGGTGATGTGTTGGTATTACTTAATCAATTTAAATTGAATGGAGAGGCTTTTATGAATTACAACAACAATCGGTATTATGAACCAGAAGATGATGATTTTGATGAAGAGGCTTATCTTGAGGCGCTAGAGTCTGCGCTATCGTCTGGTGGTGTTTACTATTGGGCTGAAGAATCGAATTGGTATGAGGCTTTAGGTCAATTAGAGATTGAAGAAGATTATGAACCTAACACGGCGCCACAAGATGTTATTGACAAGGTCAAAGCATATTGGAAAGAGATAGCCGAAGAATTCACAGAAGGAGATTTTTAAGATGCGATGCCAATGTTGTAATGCGTCATTAACTGACTTTGAGGCTACCATAAAGCATGGTATCACTAGGCAATATGTGGAATTATGCTCAGATTGTCTTAAAACGATTGAGGCTTATATCCCTATACAAGTTAGGCAAGACCTAATGAATGAAGCAGACACGGCTATGACTGAATCGTTGATTGATGATAACGGGTATATTGATGGTGGTTTAGATGCTGAGGACCCAGATGATTATTGGATTGATTGGGACAATCGATAATGCACTCGCTTGCGGGTAATATAGGTATCGTTATAGTTAATATAGTCTATGTCATAACTGTGAATATAGATTACTATCAATTAACATAAAGAACCAATCAACGATAGTCTATGTTGTTTAACTATATAGTTATTATACTGCACTTTTGGAATGTTGTCAAGTAGTTTATTTTTGTCTTATGTATTGACTTTTAGGTGGTTATGTCTTTTAATTGGCATTGTCTTTTAACTAACGGGGGTTTTATGCACCACAATGAAGAAGCAAGATACCATTTCATCATGATGGATATGGTTGATTTAATTGGGGATTATGGCTATGATAAGGTCATGGACGATTTATCAACAGCGATTGCTGATAAGGTCAATAGGCTTGTCGGTAGAGCAGTAATGGAGGACGCTGAAGAATGAACGCATACGAATTAGCAGAAGAATTAGAGTGGCTTCAAGATGAATATTATTATATTAAAGAATCAGCAGATATGCTACGCCAACAAGCACAAGCGATAGCTACGCTATCTGACCGCATAGCGGAGTTGTCAAAAAATGTTGATGAACTGGAAGAAGAATTGCTAAAAACACCACAAATAAAAGAGTTAAGTGATGAGGAAATATTAGAAATAGGCAATGCAGTTACAAACCTTATTGATTCCAATGAAGGCTGGATTGAATTTGCTAGAGCAATACTAAAGAAAGCGAGTGAGAAATGAAACTCCGTTTTGAGGTTCGGGATGAATACAACGAGATTGTGCGGTGCTTTGCCACTAAGCAAGAAGCACAGGCGCATTGTAAATTAGACCCTAGTTTTTATCTTAAAGTCAATCAGCAAGTCAAGCCAAACCCGTTTAGACAGGCTTGGGAAAGGTTAGGCGAATGTCTATTTTGATGCGTGGTTTTGTTATATCAGCGTTCTTCTTCGGTATCTTGGTCGGCTATGTTGCTGGTCGTATGGAATGGGCGCATGAGGATTGTTATGACGCAACAGGTAAGTATCAGCGCTATGAGGCTTGGTTAAGCGTTAAGAACGGGACTTATCGTTGTTTTTGGATTGAGAAGGATTTCCCGCACCGAGTTAAGGTGCAAGGGGTAATTGATGTTAAATAAAGGAACTGATAATGGTATGGAAGTGTCCGGATTGCGGTCATCAATGGGGTCGTAAATGAATATTCCTGATAAATGGGTTGTTATTGAGGTTGTGAGTGATAAGACCAAGCTACACCGAGTCTTTGCGTGTTGGTATGGTGGCTGGGCTGGTTCTGACTCATGGCAAATCAATAGCGGTATCGTAGGCGTTGATGACCAATCTAAATACTTTGATTTTGAGGGACACTCTGGTTCAATCTATCGGTGCAACAAGAACAGTTATGGCTTACATCTGTATGGTAGCTCAGTATTGAATAATTTAATTGAGAAATCTAAAGAGAAAGATATTATAATAATCGTATTACCTGAAGACACTAATTGGAAGGAGCTAATCGATGGCACGAATGTTGCTGGCAGAGATAACAAAACTGAAGAAAGAGAATGATGAACTGCGTAGAGGAATCATACCTGATGGTTATGTTTTCCTTTGCATTCATTGTGCAAAAGAGTTAAAATTATTTGAAGGAACTGAAGATGGTATGGAAGTGTCCGCCACTAAACCTAGTGAATTGGAACAATCTATGGAAATGGAGAGAAAAGATGACAACTTGGACAAGCGAGGATAGAGAATTATGCGAACAAGATTTAATGAAGCAAATCAAAGCATTACAGGACGAACTAATCAAAACACAAACCGAATTGGTTATGGCGTTGGCAGAGGTTCAGGCACTACGATGTCAACTCATTACGGCGGAGGGTTCAAGACATTGAAAGAGAGTAAATTTTTGTATCACATGGCTTGCGACGAGTGCGGCTCAAGCGATGGTAATGCGATGCACAGCGATGGACACACTTACTGTCATGTATGTCACACATACAAGGCTAGGAATGGTGAAATTACGAAAGACTATAAAAAACCAATGAATAAGGAACTAAACTTTTATGACTCTGCTAATTCTCTTAGTATCGTTGACCGTGGTATTACTTCGGCTACTTGCATAGCATTTGGTGTTAAGCAAGATAATGGTAAACACTACTATCCTTACTATGATGCCGACGGCAAGATGGTCGCTATCAAAACTAGGATTGTGGAAAACAAATCCTTTAGCGTTGCTGGTGATTTTAAGGAAGCCACACTATTTGGACAGAATCTATTCCCAAAATCTGGGCGCTATCTGACTATTTGTGAGGGCGAATTAGACGCTCTAGCAGCTTACCAGATGCAAGGTAGCAAGTACCCTTGTGTGAGTATCCGCAGTGGCGCTAGTGGCGCTCTAAAGGACTGCAAAGCACAATATGAATGGATTGATTCGTTTGAGAACATTGTCTTAGCGTTTGATGCCGATGAACCCGGACAGAAAGCAGCACAGGCAGTCGCTGAGTTATTCGGCGGCAAAGTTAAAATAATGAAGCACAAGACAGGATACAAAGATGCGTGTGATTATCTTGAGAATAACGCTAGTAAAGAATTTGTTGATACTTGGTGGGGTGCTGAGTCTTATATCCCTGATGGGATTGTGCAAGGTAACAGTCTCTGGGACATGGTATCAGCTCCTATTGAAAAGGCTGATTGTGACTATCCGTACGAGGCACTTAATAAGCTCACATACGGCATCCGCAAGGGTGAACTCGTTATGGTCACAGCAGGAAGTGGACTTGGCAAATCACAATTTCTTAGAGAGATTGTATGGCACATACTTAACAAGACAACCGACAACATTGGACTTATGTTTCTTGAAGAGGGAGTCCGCAAGACTGCTAGGTCGCTTATGTCTTTGGCGGTAAATAAACCAATTCACTTACCTGATGTTGAAGTTACTTCTGAGGAGTTAAAAGATGCATTTGATAGAACTTTGGGAACTGACCGCTTGTATTTGTTTGACCATTTTGGTAGCACTTCTTTGGAAAACATTGTCAACAGAGTGCGCTACATGGCTAAGGGTCTTGGCTGTGGTTATGTCTTTCTTGACCATATTAGTATTATTGTCAGTGGCGGTGATGTTGGTGATGAACGGAAAGCTCTAGATGCTATCATGACTAAACTACGCATGATTGTGCAAGAGACTGGTATTAGTTTAGTTTGTGTCTCACATCTCAAGCGTAACGAAGGTCGTGGACACGAAGAAGGTGCTGTGACTTCATTGGCGCAGTTGCGTGGTTCAGGCGCTATTGCACAACTATCAGACATTGTGATAGGGCTAGAGCGCAATGGACAGGCTGAAGACCCGATTGAGCGTAATACCACATCGGTACGAGTGTTAAAGAATCGATTTAGTGGCTACACTGGTAATTGTGGTGCTTTGCTGTATAATGGACAAACCGGAAGAATGTTAGAGATAAAGGACACACTATGAAAGACGACATAATTGACAAAGCCAAGCGCTATGCACAAACCGATGAATATCATGTCACTCGTAAAATCATCACTGATTTATGCACCGAGATTGATAGACTAAAAGAACTCAATCGTAATGTATTTAGCAAGATTCAAGACAACCAAGAAGTGTACAGGAATTCTGAACGCTATCTCTGGCTACGCAGTGCATCGTGGGATGTTGACCCTGAGATTGCGGCACCATCTGTGATTCTGTGCAACGGCGACATGACTAAATGGCAGTGGATGTTAGGTCAAGAGATTGATGATGCAATTGATTCGTATTTGAAAAAGGAGCAAAAATGACTACAAAAACAGTTAAGATAGACAGTTTTATCTGGGTTGCTGAGAATGGCAGTATGGAATATGGATTCTACATTGGTGATGGCGATGACCCTGTTACATTTAAAAGCACATTAAAAGAAGTTGTGCGTCAGACTTTAGAAATGTATTTCGTTGGCGGTTCTATCCATCATGACCACCGTGACGATGTAAAACAATTAATTAAGAGTTTAAAAGCAGCTACAGCACTAGCTGAACACGAACTAGAGAGAATGGGCGATGAGTAAACTACTAAGAATTGGCAACAGGCTTATCAATCCTGAGAATGTTACTTACATCATTGACAGAGAGATTCACTTTAATGATGGTAGTCGCTGGGTTGCAACAGAGCCAGAGATTCAAGAATTGCTGGCAATCATGTTTGAGACACCTAGACCAGAACCAGTTGTTGAAGAACCGATTGTTGCTAAAAAGAAAGTAGTTAAAAAGAAATGACTCTTGAACACTACATTGTCGGAGCTACTGGCATTGGCTATTTAGTTGTCGGTGTGTTACAATTAAGCAAAGGCAGTGTGTCTAATGCATTGATTTGGATAGGTTATGCTGCAGCGCAAATAGGACTCTGGATTAATCTTAAATGAAACTGAACAACGATAATCGATTTGATATTGATTTGGAATATGGACAAATCTTTGAACAAAAGATTGCTGATATATTTCAGAACAGTAAGATTGAAGTTAAGACTGAGCGAGATAAATGGAATTCAACGGGTAATATTGTAATTGAATTTGAGAGTCGTGGACATCCTAGTGGTATCGCTATTACTGAGGCTGACTTTTGGTTTCATAATCTAGCATTAAAGGGTGAACTAATAATGACACTCGTGTTTCCGGTGTCTGTCTTAAAACGATATATTGCAGATAATAAACCTAGAGTTGTGCGTGGTGGGGATGATAATACTTCTAAACTATACTTGATTAATCTTGCAGATTTGGTTACAATAATCGAATGAGAATCGTTCTTGATATTGAAACCAATTTATTTCCCGACAAGGTTTGGTGTGTCGTTGCTCGTGACATTGATACAAACCAAGTGCATATTTGGCAGAACTTTGTTGGGCTGCAGAATTTCTTAGACAGAGCAGAGCAGATTATTGCTCACAATGGAATTTTCTTTGATGTGCCTGTTCTAAAGAACTTATGGAAAATAACGATTGCGGAAGAAAAGATTGTTGACACATTAGTTATGTCTCGCCTATATAATCCGCAATTAGACGGCGGTCACAGTCTGTCTGAGTGGGGTAAGCGTATAGGATTCTTTAAGAGTAGTTTTGAATCTTTTAATGGCGGTCTTACTCAAGAAATGCTTGACTATTGTATTCAAGACACATTAGTAACACAGAAGCTGTATGAACATTTAACCAAGGAGATGTCAAATGATTATTCAAAAGAAAGTATCAAACTCGAACACGAAGTTGCGTTCATCATCGCAGAGCAAGAGCGAAGTGGATTCAGATTCGATGAAGCTAAAGCTCTACAATTACTATCTGTTCTTAAAACTAAGTTGGACGCTATTTGCGTTGAAATGCAGAGCATCTTTCCTGCCAAAGTCACATCTGGTCGCACCCACAAAACAACAGGTAGACCCCTTCCCGACATCGTGGAAGACTTCAATCCCGGAAGTCGCCAGCAAATCGCAGAAAGGCTCATTGAAAAAGGCTGGAAGCCGAAAAAGCGTACCCAGAAAGGTAACATCATCGTTGACGAAACCACGCTCGAAGGCATCGACATCCCAGAAGCGAAAGCCATCGCTGAGTACTTGATGTTACAAAAGCGGATAGCACAAGTTGAAAGCTGGATTGATGCTATTCAAACTGATGGTCGTGTGCATGGACAGGTCATTACTAACGGCGCAGTCACAGGTCGTATGACACACCACAGCCCTAACATGGCGCAGGTTCCCAATAGTGGTAGTCCCTATGGTCCTGATTGCAGAGAACTTTGGACAGTTAAGAAAGGATATAAATTAGTTGGCATTGATGCAAGCGGTTTAGAATTGCGGATGTTGGCTCATTATATGAAAGACGATGCGTATACTACTGAAGTTGTATCAGGCGACATTCACACAGCAAACCAGAAAGCAGCAGGGCTTGAGACAAGGAACCAAGCTAAGACTTTTATCTATGCATTCCTCTATGGTGCGGGAGCTGCCAAGATTGGGTCAATTGTTGGAGGTTCATCGAAAGAAGGACAAGCACTCATTGCTAGTTTTCTACGCAACACGCCGAGGCTTAAACAATTGCGGGAAAAGGTTTCTCGTATCTATGCTCAGAAAGCGTGGCTACCGGGTCTTGACGGACGCAAGTTACTCGTTCGCTCGGAGCATTCAGCGCTCAACACGCTATTGCAAGGCGCAGGTGCGATAGCAATGAAGCTC